TGCGCCTCATGGGTCTCGACCTCTCCCTGACATCCACGGGCATATCTATGAACGGAACGACTAGTGTTATCCGTCCCAAGACACGAGGTGCGGAGCGTTTGTCTGATGTTACGAAGGAAGTATTGCATCAGTGCTTGGAAAACGAAATTGCTTGCGTTCTGATTGAGGGTTACTCGTTTGCTTCCCGAAGTGGACAAGCATTCAGTATTGGCGAACTCGGTGGTTGCATCCGGATGACGCTGTTTGAATGCAATATTCCTATTGTTGAAATCCCGCCCACCTGTCGTGCAAAGTTTGCAACTGGAAGAGGAAATGCATCAAAGGGAGAAGTCATTTCTGCCATCTCAGCAAAGACTGGAATCATCTTCAGTGGAGCCTCCGGCAATGACGAATGTGATGCGTGGGTTCTTGAACGAATGGGTATGGTTCGCCTAGGAATAGATTCACAATGGGACTGGACAAAAGAGCAACTTTCTGCACTTGACAAAGTAGACTGGTCTCCACTAGAAGAATAGGTGTGAATAAAAATATGAGAAATTCCCCAATAAGCCAAGTTGACATTGAACAAGAATTGATTCGTTTAATGGACTCTTTGGAAGAGGAAACAGAACAGTTTGAATCTCTGTCCATGGACATGGCCAAAAAGGAAGCTTTTTACAAAGCTAACTGGGCACGAGAATACCTGTCAGCTAAGGGTTCAATCAAAGAGCGCGAAGCATGGGCTGATTACAAATTAGACCAAGAGCATTTTGAATACAAGTGTGCCGAGGCTCTGGTTAAATCTAAAAGAGAAAAACTGTTCTCCGTTCGTGCATCAATGGATGCAATAAGAACGCTTAACGCTAACGTAAGGTCTCAGGTATAAGCATGGCTAATGGAATACACGAATCCTTAACTTCTCTAGCTTTTGATATAAATCTTCTAGAGTCCCTTCATAACAATCCACGCAGAGGAGACGTTAATGCGATTATGGCTTCGTACGCCGAGTTCGGTCAAATTAAGCCAATAGTGATAAGACCCAACAAGGACGGTACAGCAACCGTAATAGCTGGTAACCATCAGCTAGAAGCAGCAAAACTGCTTGGGTGGGACAAAATAGCCGCTGTCCAGTATGACGTTGATGACACTAGGGCTATGGCTTTTGCTATCGCTGACAACCGAACAATGGAACTCGGATACACCGAGCCAGAACTTCTTGAAGAGTTTGTTTTAGAAATGGTCGACTTCTATCCAGAACTTTTAACCGGACTGGGTTGGGATGAATTCTCAACAGCCGAAATCGAACAACGCTTTATCAGAGAAGACAATCGGGTTATTGAGCCCGGAGCAGGATTTATGGCCCCTGTAATTAATTCCGACTACGGGAACGGATTCAGTTCTCGACTTGACAAGTTTTCCGACTATGAAGATTCTGATGAAGATGTTCCAGTTAAGGACGCACCAGAAATGGACAGAAATGTTGTTTCGGTAACCCAAACAGGAGACGGGAAACAAAGAATCGACATAATGCCAGGCATGAATCAAAACGATGCTGTCATTAGGGGCTCAACAACAATAGCCCCTGGGTCCGCACCAAGAGCTGTTGTTCAGTACACAATCGTGTTTGACAATACAGACCAACAAGCACGATGGTATGAATTCATGAAATGGCTCAAGGCTGACCCAGCTATTGCTGGCGTAACAATGGCTGAAAAACTAATCGACTTCATAGACCAACACATAGAAATATAGGATTACCAATGGAACAGACCATAGAACAAAAATGCAGATACCTTCTCGGCAAAGGAAAAGTATCGCCGGCTGAGTGCGCTGAAGTTTTGGAGGCGCTCGATACTCGCATCTCTGAGGCCACGTACTGGAAAGGCGTAGCCGAAAACATGATGCGCGAGAACAACGAGCTTCGTGCCGAGGTATCACGCCTCACTCAAATCGCAAGATACTAAATGACTCGTCAGCGCCTATTTCTTGATATGTCCTGCGTTGACGCTGCAAGACAGAGAATACGGCACGTCTACGACACTTTCGACACTGTCTGCGTACAGTTCTCTGGAGGGAAAGACTCCACTGCGATTCTGTATCTAGCAAAAGAAATACATGAAGAGCGAGGCCTTGGTCCGGTAAAGGTAATCTTTCGAGACGAAGAGATGGTCAGTCCCACTGTCGTAAAGTACGTGGAAAAGGTTCGCAACTACGACTGGGTGGATATGGAGTGGTACTGCCTTCCTTATCCTGCAGAGATATGGTTTTTGGGTCATAGGCTTACTACTATTTTGTGGAGCCAGCAAAGATTCGAACAAGATAGATGGGTTAGGCCGATGCCTCCATGGGCTATTAGTGGTAAGCATTTTGGTTTAACTCATGAAGTTTCTCTTCCTGAACAGACGGACTATTACACAATGCAGGGAAAAAGGGGGAACGTAGCTTTCCTGACTGGTGTTAGAGCCAGTGAATCAATGGTTCGTTATCGCTCCGTGGTTCAAAAGCTTCATGAGAACTACATCAATATCCCATATAAGTTGAAAAAGGGAATCCCGTTAAAGTTTGCAAAAATAATATATGACTGGAATACAAATGATGTATTTAAGTTCATTATTGAAGAGCATGACGCTGAGTATTGCGAGTACTACGACCTGGCCGTAACCACAGGGAGCAATACGAGGGTCGGTATTCCACTTCATGCTACGGCAATTCGCAGAATAGGTGATGTGGTTGCTACTGAACCGGAATTTTATGACAGACTGTTTGATTGCTTTCCTTACATAGACGCTCAAAGACGCTTATGGGCTGATTTCGATTCAGAAAAACTCATAGAAAGTTATGCGCGAAGAGGATTTGATGGGGCGTCTGCGTTTATCGACAAGTACCTGATAGGTGATAGGCGAAAGACGGAGGCTCGTGTTTATGTTTCAAAATTTAGAAAAAAACATCTTGGTGACCCTCATGGATATCCAGTCAGCTGGTTGATAAGAAACTTAATGCTTAATGATATTGACGTTAATTCACCGACCCCTGTGGGTCCCAAAACTCGCGCTCATGCTGTGCGAGCGCTAGAACTAGAAAGAGCAGATATCTATGAATATTAAAATCGAATACGTTGAACCGTCCCTGCTTTCTGTTCCTGAATGGAAAGCTACCTACACCCTGCGTCCAGAGATGCTTGTTATCTCTGCCTCCTTGTCTCAGTTTGGCTTCATTCAGCCGATACACGTCAGGCTTGCCACTGGGGAAATAATCGACGGCTCGGAAAGATACTTGCTGGCAACAAATATTCCGCAAATTCTTGCTATGAGCGATGGAAAAATACCGGTCGTGTACCACGACGTTGACAAAATGGACGCCATGATGATGCACCTTCGGCTCAATAGGGGACACTCCCATGTGTTGGCTCCTAAAACATCAGACATAATCCGAACACTTAGACGTTCTGGTAAATACGGTATTTCAGATTTTGAAGACATGCTTTGCATGCGTTCGGAAGAACTCTCTCTAATGCTTGACGGAAGTCTCTATAAAGTGAGAAAAATTAAAGAGCACAATTACGCCAGAGCATGGATTCCTATTGAGGCTCCGCCTGGCTCACTAGAGTCATCTACGGTCTCTATCGAAAGACCCCCCAATCCTGACAGATAAATATTTCTGGTATATTTGTAAAAAGACTTTAAGTAAGGAACATTATGCCAGGAGTACGTTACGGCCCAGACATATCCGACGATGCGGCCTACTTTGTTGACAAGGTTAAGGAAATTCAAGCCAACATTCGTTTAGGGAAAAAACCGAACGCTGGAGAACGAACAACCCTGGCAAATGCTGCAGAATTGGCTAATAAAGTTTTTGGTGTCAGTAAAGCAAATTTCGATAAAGGTAAACTTGGCGAAATGGCTGAGATGGCACGATACGGTGGCTCCAAGGCATTAAGTCGACGAGCAAAAGACTCTCGAGACGGTTCGTCGATGACGAAGTCTGTAGCAGAAGAGTTGCTGGACAGGTCTACTGGCAGAAACAGTCGTGGCAGTAGAACGAAGCCTGCAGAAGGAACTTACTACGAAGGACGTACTCGCTCGAAGAGATTCCGTGAGCTTGAAGCAAAAGCAACCAAGCGTTTGAACAGGAACGGAGTGGAGATAGGCAAAAGGTCGATAAAGAAAGGCGGAATCAATTCGTCAAACTTTAAAGATAGAGTCGACGGGCTGCAAATTACTAAAGCAAGAGGCGGCAAGAAAGACACGGCACGGGGAGCGGCTAGTTCCGACTTGATGAACCGAGTAAGAGGAGACTCTGCCGTCACGAAGCCAGGAATAGGTATCCGTCCTCGATTGGCGAGGTCTCAGCAAAGAGCAGAGCAACGTAAGAAAAAAGTTTCAGGACCCAAAACACCTGCGAGCGCAACAAGAGCCAAAAGTGGTCAGGCGAAAACAAAAACAACAGTCCAAAGAGCCGGAAAAAATAAGTAAAAAGATAAATTTCTAAAGGGTTGTAATCTCGTCCTCTTCGTCCCCTAGAACTTCTTTCTCATCCATCAGCCTCCAACTATGCAGTCCTAGTCCGGCATCCGGTTCAGCATCCTCTAGAAAATCTTCATAGTAATAATCATTTTCCTGTCCGAAGTCTTTTTCCAGTAAAAATTGCTTTACAGACTCTACTGGTTCAAAAGTGGCTAAATATCTTCCAGTTGAGCTTTCTGTTCCAATAATTCTTAATCCGCACATGGCCATAAGGGTAGTTGCAACCTGCCACATGTAATCGCCCAACTCTACTTTTATGTCGTCATCTTCTATTTCAGGCTCATGCTCGGTGTAGTAGTAAAATAATCCCTGATGAAGCCTGTCCACAATGTTTACAGTCGCGGCTCTTCTTGCGTTTTGGTCCGCAAACAAAGTGCCCTTAATTTCTTGTTCTGACATATTTATCCTTCTTTATTGAATATTGTTTTTAATAGCAAAGTCACTAAAGGACTTATAGGGCTTGAACCGTGCAACATAATCGCCGTCGATGTTTTCCCCAACAATGCTCATTCCCGCAACTGCCATGACTACAGTGGCCATTTCAAAAGACTGATTTGCTAAATCGTCAATTTCGTCAGGAGACTCAATTCCGCCCTCCGGCATAAATAATGCAAATAACGCTTGAGTGACCCTATCTAAAACGCTCATATTGGCTTCAGATATCTCTTTGTTGTCGAATTCAACAGTTGGATTAAATTTTGATGAATCGCTCATCTCCGTAATCTACACCGGAATCACCTTGCGAGCAACCCCAGTGTTCGGCCAGGTCATTACTAGGTGTTAGAATTTGATACAACATTTATTTGCAACATCGCTTTAACCGGGAGCCGCCATGATTGTCTCAGTCAACGACATTAAGACATATATGGACATCAAATTGTCCGCTCGCCAAGAAGACGCTGCAGAAATAATTCTGGCTGGCCTTCAAAGTGAAATGGAAGCTTTCCTTAAGCGACCAATAGAAGTCCAAGAATTTACCGAAGAAATACGTCTTGACTCCAATCACACAGGAGTGCCAATGGGTTCGTTTTTGACATCAAACGACAACACGTACAACTCTTCATATACGTCAAGCCCAAGCAACGACACAACGACTTGGGCCACTCCTCCACCAACCGTCTATCTAAAAAATACTCCTATAGTTTCGGTTGACGAAGTAAAAGTAAAACCGCTTTTTGGAGCAGAAAAAGTTCTCCAAGAAGAGGTCGATTACATCACTAGAAAATATGGAATTGATTACTACTACGGATGGTCCGACGATTTAGTGACAATAACTTATACCGCCGGCCTAGACGGAACATCAATACCTATCTTTAGGCTCTTAATCATCAGAGCGGCTTCACGTGAAATGCAGAATATGTACGACGACGTTGTTGGCGTAAAAGACTTAAATACGCGTGGTACTGGCCCTCTTGTGACTGGATTCCTTGATAGCGAGCTTGGTTCGATTAGGAAATATAGACGAGTTCGGGTATAACGACGTGGCCTCAAGAAACGTTTTAGTAACAGTCACGGACGTTGACTGGCAGGGCAAAGATACTGTAGACAGACTGCAAAACATGCGAGACAGAGCCAATGACATGAGGCCGGTTTTGCAATGGGGAAAAGACTACTTACAAAGAGCTTATTCAAAAAACTTTACAACGATGGGTGCGATGTCTGCAAAGGCGATGTTAAAGGGGGCATGGCCTCCTCTTGATGATGACTATGCGTTTCAAAAAGCCGAACGTTATCCTGGCGCTCCGATGATGATGATAACTGGAGAACTTTTTAGAAGCGTTGCCAATATGGCGTCTAGTTCAAAAAATGTAATAACCGAGATGGAGGGGACTTTTGTTATCGACAGTCCCATAGCCAGGTTTCATCAATACGGAACCCGAGACATGCCAGCAAGAAAAATACTTTTTATTCCTCGAGATTTTGACAGAGACATAAATAAAAAAACACTCCAATACGTTGTTCAGGGAAGTAAATTAATATGACGGCTTTAATGAATGGTTCTCATTTTGCAAAGAAATATGTCAATGATTACTTGACACAGGACCTACCAATAAGATTAATCCGCTACAGAAATGGCTGGAACCTGGACAGCACTTTGCTGCCAGACCCTGGTCAGTACATAGCTTACGAACCACTAGCCATAGATGAATGGCCCTCAATCATCACCGTAACGACTGCCATGAATGGATTAGAGCGAATAGGCTTCGATGGTGCAGACCCTCTTTACAGGGTCTCCTACAGCATGAGAACGTACATTTGGGTCCGCGACGAAGGCAATGAGCCAACGACGGTAATGAGAGACAGACTAACCACTGTCGTTAGAAGCGCGCTTCTTGACTACCCCTGCCTAAAGGCCTACGACTCTAGAACCTCATTTAGGGCGATAATAGGCGAAAACAGCATTCGTGAAGAATATTCAGATATCTCTCTACTAAAAGGCGAGAGAATGATGGCTGGTGCATACATCTCCTACATCCTCGAAATAGACGAAGTTGTCACAAGAGAGCCTCTCGGAGTTGTGGATTCAATAGAAATAGAAACAGTTACCGCAGGAACTGCAGAAGAAATGCCGTCACTTGATAATTAGTTTTTATATTTTTAAAGTTCAATTCATAGTTGCACAGAATAATACATACCCCTCTGTACAATTGAAATCACAATCACAAACGGGATTCCCAATGCGAAACAGTGAGGTCCTATGCCTGGCGTAGTTATATCAACTTCAGTAAGAACCGGTCCTTCGACCACAACAGTACGCGAGTCGTCACAGTTGTTTGTCGTAGGCCTGACAGAGAGAGGCCCTTCAGACGAGCCTGTACTCATCCAAAACCTGGGAGAGTTCGAGGATACGTTTGGAGATTACCTAACCGGTACCTACACTCACTCAACCCTGGAAACATTTTTCGAAGAAGGCGGCACACGGGCTTACGTAGCCAGAGCCGTTGGAGCATCTGCAACCGTAGGAAGCCTTGTGCTTAACGACGGAGGAACCGCTGCTCTTACACTTACCGCAAACGGAGCGGGCGCATGGAGCGCGAATGTTGGTGTCGTAGTCACGGCCCCTACGGCAAGCACGTTTAAAATTGACATCTATTACTCTGGAGTACAGAAGTACTCAACAGGAACAGTGTCTACAACATCTCAGGCAGCGGGCAGAATAAATCTGAGCGCAATCGCCCAAAGATACGTAAACGCAACAGTTAACAGCACCAGCCTCGTCCCAGACGCTCTCGCTTTGACTTCTCTTAGTGCAGGCGACTCTTATCATAACCAAGTTGTCCAAGCTACTTATGAAACACAATTGGCACTCTTCAATGACGCCCTTGGTTCTGGTGCAGTAGTTTGCCCAGAAGACTTTTCTGATGCAATGTCAACTGCTCTGATTGAACATGCAAATGCAAACAGTAGAATTGCTCTCTTGTTCACAGGCGAGAATGCGGCTGTATCTGCAGTCAAGTCAACAGCACTTACGCTTCAAGCCGAAGACGGTGCAGAACACGCAGCCTTATACTACCCATGGGTAGAGGTTCCAACTGGAGTACCAGGAGTTACCAGATTTGTTCCGCCAGTAGGATATGTCGCTGGCAAGCGTGCGGTTGCTCACAACCAAACAGGGCCACATCTTCCTGCAGCAGGTCTTATCTCGGCAGCATCATTTGTAGTCGGCCTGAAGGCTGACATAAACAAAACAATTGGTGATGACCTTGATGCCAACTACGTCAACCCAATCAGAATCATTCAAAACACAATTAGAATCTACGGTGCACGTTCACTGTCATCTGACGTTGATAACTTCCGCTATATTACTCAGCAAGACGTTGTAAATACAATTGTTACAGAGTGCTACCGCTCTATCGAAGATGTTGTGTTTAGCTCCATCGACGGCAGAAACACTATTTTCGCCAACATTGAGTCACGATTGATATCGATTTTGTCGGTCATGCGTAATCTCGGAGCTCTTTACCCAGCTTTTGACGCAAACGGTCGTCAGCTTGATGACGGTTATGTTGTGAAGTGCGATACTTCGCTCAACTCAACATTGCAGTTGTCTGAAGGCTTGGTCAAAGCAAAAGTTGGCGTTCGTGTCAGCAGCGTCGGTGACAGAATCGAAATCGATATTGTCAAGTCAAACCTAACCTCAACAGTAGTTTAAACAAAGGAAATTCCTCATGTCAAAAGTAGCTCAAAGACAAGTACTAGCAACAATAGTTCCAAGCACTTTCAGCGACAACGCCAAACAGCAAACCAACGTGCAGGCCAACCTGCCTAAGTGGAACGGATTCCGCTTTGCTCAGGTTTCAGGTGGCGAGATAACAGCATCTGTAGAGAAAATCTACGAAGGCGGAAAGTCTAGACCAACAGTCCTATGTGCCCCTTCGGAGATAGGTGACATCACGCTGACTGCTCACTATGACGATGATATGAATACCTCACTCACTGAAGCTGGTATCGGCCGTAAACTCAAGGACTTGCGTCGATACGTCGGAACAGCTTACTTTAACCTTACAGTATCTGTTTACGACTGCGACATCAAGGACCCAACCAATGACCGTATTTACACAAATGCGCTTCTTGTTGGAATGACTGAGCCAGAAGGTGACTCGTCATCTGGAGCTCCAGCCACCTTCGCATTGACCTTCGCAATCTCAGACGTAGACGCCGCCTAAATACGCTAGTTGCAACGCCAGGCAATATGTCTGTGCTAGCTTCTCAGCATGAGCGATAATCCACTGTACACAACCGAAGACTCCGACGACGTTAAGAGCAGCAAAAAGGCTGGTCAGCGTGATGGACTTACTTCTTCTATAAAAGAAGAGACACAACTTGACCGCTTGCGTTCTGTTGTCAAAAAGAAAGTTGAACGCCCTGTTGTTCATATTCCTGTCACGGAACGTGATGGTGTGAGCATTAAGGTCAGCCCAAACATTACCCAGTCACAGATGAAAAACTGGAGAAAATCTGCTGGCGAAGACTCACGAAACGGTCTTGATGCCACTAAATTTGCCTGCCTAGTTATTGGTAATACAACCATCGGCATCTGTATGGATGATGAGGAAATCTATGACGAGAGTGGCAATAATCTTAACTTTGCTCACCCATTAGTTTTGGAAATGACCGATACTACTCGTCCGGTTCCAGATGCCGTTCGTGCCATGTTTGGTGTTGACCCTCACATCGAATCAGCCGCTTTGGCAATCTTGGACGCCGCTGGATATTCAGATACTGTTGCCGCGGTGGACCCTACGAAGGAATCTTCGACGAACTAGTTGAAGATTCCATAGTCATCTCCGCAGCAAGACTTGGAGAACTTTTCCACGTTAATCCGTTGGAACTCATGAACTTTGACGATAATGACTGGTTGGTCCTTCTCGCCTGTGCTAAAGTAATAAGTAACGACCGCGAAGAGCAAGAGCGCAAGTCGAAGACTTAGGGATACTGCTCCCATAGCTTGACCGCCTTAGACTCACGTGATGTAAAAATCACTCTGGGCAGGCTATATGGCAGACGAAAATATTAATGTAAAAATTAAATTTGATGCCCAAACTGGTGAAATTCGCCGTGCGATTGCAGAAATTGCAGTTTTACACAAAAGACTAGACAAGCTTTCTAGCGGTAGAACAGACAAGTTTGCCAACAGCACAAACAAAAGCCTAAACAGCATGACCAGTGGCTGGAAGAGAAGTTTTGACGCCATAGACAAAGGCGCAAAGATGGCAGGCAAAGGCCTGACCAAGTTCTTGGGAATGTCAGTTAAGGGTGTTGTTGTCGAAATGGCAATACTTGGCGCAACAATGATTGGCATCCATGCATTATTTGCTGCAGGACAATTTCTGGTCAAAGCCTATAGGGGAGCCATGCAGATGCTTGCGTCAGGTGCGGCGGGGGTGGTTGTTGCAATATCTGCAGCCTCGGCAGCCATACGAGAACAACAAGCAGCAATATATGCCTACAGGGGCAAGGGTGCTCCAGCTTTTGGGTCAGCGATGAATCAGACCCGCATGGCGATGAGAAACCTGCAATCCGATGCCGCTCTGTCGAGCCTTGGCGTAGAAGCACTCAATAAGGCATATGGAAATATGTCAAAATCAATGAATACCAGCCAAATTAATCAAAGTGGTGGTGCAATCAAGGCTTTGATGGACTTTGGTTCAGCAGGTCAAGACCCAGCCAAGGGGCTTGAGCAAGTATCTGTAGTTATAGCCGCACTTTCTGATAAAAAGAAAAACATCAGTGACGTCATAACTGAGGCAAAAAAACTAGGTCCAGAGATGGAATCGGCTTTAAAAAAGGCGAACGTTAAGACAAAGAAACAATTTCAAGAACTCCTGATGTCTGGAGACCTTGCTAAAAAGGGTGGCGTCTCCGGTCAGTTTGACGCAGTGAACAATACTTTGATTAGTCAAATGAAAGGCTACTTTACCCGTTTACGTGGCGAATTCGCGGACTTTGGCGACATGTTTCTTGAGCCGCTAAAAACTGCATTTGCTCGCGTGTTTGACAAAGTCAGAACCGACTTAGCGCGCGTATTTGCTGCAATCCAGTACAGCTTTGGAGCAGAGGAAGGAATAAATAACTTTGCAAGCGCTATAGAAAAAGCATCTGGCTGGCTAGTGAAAATGATTCGCGAATACCTTCCTACTGCTGTTGGCATGTTCGACAGAATCGGTGACTGGTATACAAAATTCAAGCGTGGTTGGAATCTTGTTCTAGATGCGACACGTCCACTTATCGACGGAGCAAAGGTTCTATATAAGGCCATGGACCCGATATGGGATTCCATCAAGGGAGGCGCTCAAAACCTTACGCTTTTCAAGGACCTCCTGGAAGAAAATAGTTTTTTTGTTGAAGAGTTCGGTCAACGCATAGCCGACATCATCGACACCCTTTCTGAATACTTTATGGGCCTAAAGAAAAACTTTGCCCAAATGGCTCCATTTATAAATGACCTTTTAGCAGGCCTTAATCAGGTATTAAAAGTGCTTACGAAAGTAATGACCGTTGGAGCCGGAAGCGGTCTTGGGGCAGCGCTTGCCCCACTAATGGGTGCTGCTGTTTTGGGACGAGGATTGGCCGGAGTCAAGGGGCGCTTAATGCCCAAGTCCGGAACCCATACACAAACCATGAACGTAACGGCCAACAGTGTAAATATCGGCAATGCTGGTCCAGTCGGTTCCGGTCGCCTTTCTTCTGGCGCAACGTCAGCAGGAGGTAGTGGTGCTCCTGGTAGTTCTGGTACGTCCGTTTATCCGTCGTCAAGAATAGGAGGCGGAGCGTATCGCGAAATGAGAGATGACCCATCTCGTAGATTTTCCCAAAATATTAAAGACGGATATCGCATGGGGTTTCGCTCAAGTGGTTCAACCCAAAGACACACAGAAAGATTTACCAAGAGGCAGCAAATAGGACGAGGAGCTGGATATGCGGCATTTGGGCAACCCAAAGACCCGTATGCATCCCCGACCATTATGGGTCGTGATGGAAAACCTCAACCAAACCCTCAGTACAATCTTGCACAGTCTGCTCGTTTTCGAGCCGAACAGTCACTAAATGGTCGCTCTAGAGACGAGTTGCATCAAATTGCGACAGGCAAAGGCATTACTGGCATAACTAAAGAATCTACAAGAGAAGAAATAAATCGCCAAATACTTGCAAAAAAGGGCTCAGTTGCAGAATTCAAAAACGACCCTCGCCCTGTCGGAATCGGAACAGGCGTTTCAAACGACCTTAGACGTGCAGCAAACAAAACCAGGTCAGGCATAGATAGGGGAGTTGGTGTCGCTAGAGGCGGAATGGCTTACCTCAACTCTGGTGCGTACGACAGCGAAAAAGGTGAGTTCAGAGATGTAAAAGCACAGCGCGACGCACTAAAGAACAGAAGATTTGGCGTGAAAGGCGACGACGGAATAAGAAAAGGAGGAACTGACTCGCAAGGGGGCCTGAGAAAACTTTCGGGAAGATTAAATTACGCCCGCGATATGAACAGAATTACGCGTAACGACAGTAAATTCGGAGCAGGCACAAAGAAGTTCAACAACAGTATGGGTGGTCGCGCCGGTGTAGGAATAGGACTTGGAATGGCAAGTCAGTATGCCCCAGAAGAAATGCGTGGAGCCATGGCTCTTGGAGCAACCGTTGCCACCATTAACCCAATGCTTGGACTTGGTGTTGCTGGAATAGGTGGAGCCATGAAGGCTCAGGGCACAATGAAGGGTGCGATATCTGGTGCTGCTGGTGGAGCCGCTCTAGGCGGAATGCTTGGGCCACAAGGCGCGGCTATTGGTGCTGGAATAGGTCTACTTGTCGGCGGAATAATGGGAGCCGTAAATAAAGGAAAGGCTCAACTTGCTGCAGCTAAAGCGACAGTCATGGAAAGCTTCGGGCGTCTTTATATGGAGACCACGAAAAGCGCAGGAGCAGCATTTCAGAAAAACTACGAAGCTTCCCAGAAAGGTCAAAGCCTGGCTGGAAAAGGTGCAACCATGCTTGGAGTTGGAGCAGGTTATGCAAAAACCCAAGCCGGTATTCGCAGCTCTATAAGTGGCGCAATAGCAGGTACCGGCGGAAGCTACATGTCGGGTGGGAGACAGGAATTCGAAGACCCCGTAGCCGCTCTTGAGGCGTACTACAAGACTGCAGAAGGAAAAAAGGTAAGCGCAGAAGACCAAAAGACACAGAAAAAAAAGGCGACTGGCACGCTGCGCACAATGCTAAAAGAAACTGACCCGGCTGTTCAGAAACAACTTGGGGAAATAGACAAACAAAACACCGCCAGAATAGATGCGTTATCTAGAGCTACTGGTAAAAGTGGTGCAGAACTAGAACAAATGGCTAAAAAGTTGGGTATAGACCTCTATAACCCAACCGTAAAGTACAACGAACTTCTAACAAAATTTACTGAAGGCATCATAAAAACCGGAGCAGCCCTGAATGATGCGTTAGTAGATACTTTTCTTACTGGAGCAAATCCCTTCAAGGAAACCAGAGAAGCAGGAGAAAAAAGCGCCGCTCTCAACCAGAACGTAGCCGGTTTAGGTGATGTCCTTCGTAAGAAGGGAACAAGCAAGGCGGATAAATCAAAAGCCATTGGCGCTTCCTTTGAGCAAATGATGCCGCAACTACTGGCAGTAAATGGTGGGGATGCGACAAAAGCCTATCTTGCCTATAACGAAATGTTTGGTCAAGGAGAAGAGGGGGGGGTTTTTGCAAAAGGCGGAGCCCTGGCAGGACAGGGAAAGACCGTCTTGGGGGATAAAGATGTTATAAAATCTCAAGGTTTGCTAAAAGAGGGAATGGTTGGCGAAGCTGCTACTCAAATAAGCGCAAGACTATCCAAGAAGAACATGACGGTCGACCAGGGAGCCCTGAAAGCAGCTCTCGCTAGTAAGAGTCCAAAAGAATTGGCAGCGATACTGGGCGATGTTTCGACGTTTGACGAGGCAATGGACCCAGAGCTTGCAAAGCGCGGCGTAGACACTAACAGACTAAGAAAAGGCTTAAAAGGCGAAACTGCAGCAGATTTAACATCAGGTCTTGAGAGCATCATCGGGCCCGGTGTAGCGATTACTGCTGAAGACCCAAAGAAGCTTGACGCAATAGCTACTGCGGCTACTGATTTTTCTACTTCTGCGACAGGTCTAGAAACTGCTATTAATACATTTAACACCAATATGGAAGGCTTCTTCAAGGCCCCTCTCGGCGAAATGCCGGGATGGTGGGAAAAGGGTCTGGTATTTGATGGCAAGACTCTTAAGCCGGCCAACGATACATCTACCCCTCGCGCGGGTGGCGTAGGAGACACTGCAACAAGCAAACTTTCTCAAACAATGGGCCGTCACGCTGCTATGAACGGTCAACTAACAGGAAAGAGAACAGTCACTTCTTCTCTCAGAGATTACGCACTTGGTTCAATAAACTCAGACCACGCAACTGGTTCTGCTTATGACCTCACAGGACAGAACCTAGGTCAGTACGCAAAGCTTGTTCACGCGAATGGAGGCTTTGCTGAGTTCCACGGTTCCATGGCTAATCGTCATCTCCACGTTGTTCCTGGTTCCGGCATGGGTGACACATCAACACCTTCACCAGTTTCTACATCATCTAGTTCCGGTGGTGGAACCAATAATTACTATACATTTGAAATAAATGGCAACAACGCTGCTCCTGAAGTAATTGCCAATATGGTCATGGCCAAGATTCAAGAAAAAGAACGTTCTGACAGGCAGAGAAGATAATGGCACTAAATAGCATTTCATACATAACTGTCGGCTATACCGAAACAGACAACGCAAGCGTTAGAAAAGGCTATCCAATAAAGCAGCTGTTTAAGCAAACAGTAAACACAAACACTCCAGTTTTCCCTGCTTCCTATACTCCTGTTTCTACTCAAAAATATTGGCTTCCCTTTCTAAGTGGTGCCCAGCAAGACTTTAACTTTATTGAGTACACGGTGGGTGATGAGTACGGGTGGAACGATGCCGACAACCTCCGAGCACCACAGATACCGTACTCAAACCCAAAAACAACAAAATACGACGACTTCGTAACTGGTCATAAGATTGTTTTTGCTAACAATATATACGTAGCAACGCAATACACGTTTGAGTGGGGTCTTACCAAGTTTAAAAGCAACACGAATCCTTACAAGCAATCACGAATTAAAAAATGGCGTAAATTTAATGACACCGATGATGACTGGTCTCAATACTGGTATCATCCTCTCCTTAAATTGTTTTTTCTCTTAGACTCCACAGATGCAATAGCGGAACTTCCTAATTTTGACGAAGCCTCACAGTCAAAATGGGATAATTTTGTTGGTGATTCAACTGATATGAATCTCGAAAACTTCGACTTAGCTCAAATTAGAGAATTGACATCTGGCGGAACTTCCAATGCGGCTGCAACGAGCCTGGTTGCTTCGCTGTCTACAAGAAATAACAATTTTGCATCTACTTATATTGTCAATACTGCAGTAAAAGCAAAAAGCGCAACAATTTCTGTTTTGTCACCTACACAAACTGTAAAAGCATCATCAAAACCTGAATCGCCAAAAATGATTCAACGCAGAGCAATATCTAATTCTACTGAAAAAACGGTCCTAGATGAGTACGAGTTCAACTTACGTCCCAACAATATCTCATACAGCAATATTGGAATTACATGGACGGAAATTGAACGTTTAAATAATTATGGATTGGTTGACTATAAAAACAATAAGCTTATGAAAATTTCATTTGAATTTGTTGTTGAAGCTCATTCAGGAGATAAATCAAGCATTTACGAATCATGCGAAGACAAACTCGCAAAACTTCAGAGAATGGCAAACACTCCAGAACTTGTAATATTTAGAAATTTTGACTCCCTGTTTAGCGGCAGCACTGCAGTCATAGAAGATAAAAGCTATAGGGAATGGGCGATTTTTGATATGTCAATCTCTTCTATTCAAAGAACTCCCCTTACCTCCGTATCGGATGGGGGGAGCATAAGTCGCGCTACCGTAAATATGACAATTCAAGAAGTGCGTCTCAGCCCTGACAATGTCATTTTTATGCCAAAACTTCGTAAGGTTCCGAACGTACCGAACGCCCCAGGAGGAACTCCCGACCCAGAACTGTGTACCGAACTAGCAACAGACTCTTCAGAGACAGCTCGCTCGGGCGGAATTAAACTCAGTCCATGTTGGTACAAGAACCGAGGAATGGCCGTTCCTGCGGAGTAATTAGATTATGGCTAAATTATTTTTACCATCCAGCGTAGATAGTTTCGGAAGACCTGTAGGCAGTTCTGTCAGGTCTAACTTTCGAGGACCTTTTGAAAGAAAGTTACTCATATCTTCCCTGCCTGACAATTTGGTGTCAGACATTTCTGACAAAGTAACCGCGTTCTCGGTTAGTTACTCAATAAGTCAAGCTTCTGAAATATCGTTTGATGTTGTAGATGTTGATTTAGAGATGGCAAGAAATAACTATTTCATACTTGGAAGAGATATAATCTACGAAACACAAACTCTGGGAAGAGTCAACTCGTTTACTGGTGAAGTAAGACAAGTTAGACAGCTCTTCGAGATAGCTCAGGTCACCTCAGCACAAGGGCCGGGCGGAAGTGCCATATATAGTGTTCAGTGCTATTCAAAAGCTGTTCAGCAAATGAAGAGAGACAAGACTCCAGCAACAATCAAAGGCAATGGCAGTCAATATGTTAAAAATGCTGCAAAAAAATATGGCCTTGATTTCTACTGCGAAGAATCATCTAAAGCAAAAAATATTACTAAAGCAAAAGGGTCAAAACAGTCGGAATCCGTTTGGGACGTTTTGGACAGGTTGGCAAAAGATGCAAAATTTGTTTTATTCGAAGTAGATGGGGTTTTAGTATTTGCTTCGGAAACGTTTTTGCTTCACAAATGGGGAACAAATATAAGATACATAGACAGAAAAGTAATCGACAAGAAAACCAAGAAAAAGTCTATAAAAAAACTGGCCAGAAGATTCATCCCCCTGCAGTGGCCAAACAGTGGTCCCCAGTACAACGGAACTTCTGGTTTCTTTCGTCTTATCGAAAGACCTACGATTACAAAGTCCGCAAACGACCCTTACGCCGGAAATGGAAGCTGTTTGGTTGAAAGGTTTAACGGCGTACAGATTCGGCCAGGAATGACTGCCTATGTTGGTTATGTTCCCAATTCATCCGGTTACTACTTGGTGGAATCCGTATCATTCAAAGAAATGACGCCAGACCCTGTTGCTGTTGGTTTCAGAACACTGACTCGTGACGAAGAAAAAGAAGCAATAAGGCTCTTGCCTTTAGGTCAGACGTATCAACAAACATTTACGAGGAATGCTCCTTTACGAACAACAAAAGAAGCAGCTCGTAACGAGCTAGGAAAGCCAATAGTAAACCCCTCCAAGGATAAAAGAATTACTGGGAACAATTTTCCGACACAAGAGGACCCACTTCGTTATCCAGACATGGAGTACGCAAACATTTCCCGCACGTATGCATCTACTTATGGAAAAATACCTAAGAGCACGAACAACAGAAACTCAGTAATACTAACCGGGAACATAGACCTATGGAATAGGCCTATTGTTCTTTCCGTAAGCAACGGAAAAACGGTCGGATATCACACTCTTTTTAGCGTTGAATACGTTTATGCAGAGGGTTCTTCCTTTAAGGCAGCAGTTCTACCAACCGTATTCACAGAAGACGGCGTAGCTGTAATAAAGACATATGACGAAGTTGTAGCAAAATATTTAGCCGATGGCGGATACTCTGGGTCAGCTAAATATTTAGCCATCATTGAAGGCGGGTCTCGACAAGACGCAGTACTTAATGGGCGAGATTATGGCCTGCTTCTATCTATACAGCAGTCTGGCGTGATTGAAGAACGTTTCCCTGGCATTAGTTTTAAGAACTTTGTCAATACTCCAGGGGGTGTAGATAGTGAATGGTAATACACGATTTTTAATTAAACTTGGCATAGTAAGGTAACGGCCATGGCAGAAATTATTGACAGAGTAAAATCGTCATCCCATCCGCTTGCCCCAGGTCGAATCTATTCAGGCTTGATAAAAATGGTTGATTCGCGCGGTGCCGTAACTGTATATATCCAAGAACTGGCGTCTTCTTACGAAAAAGTCGTCCCTCTTAACACAAACAGTAACTCGATTCTGGCTGTTGGAGACGTGGTTAAATGCACGTTTTCTAACGAGTTCTTCACCGAACTTATCGTTTTAGGCTTGGCAAACATTAAAGAAGCGGCGCAAGCAGGGGTGGCCATATCCGATACTGCTCCTTCAACTCCATCCTCAGGAGATTTATGGTTCGACTCAAGTACGAGTACGACTTTTATTTACTACGACTCGTCATGGATTGAAATTGGACCACAACCACTAAGTATTGTTGGACCGAGTGGGCCATCCGGTCCTGCCGGTGGACCAACTGGACCTACGGGCGTCTCTGGTGTTAGTGGTGTCTCTGGAGTCAGTGGCGTTATAGGCGCTACTGGACCTACTGGACCTACCGGTTCAACAGGACCTACTGGACCCACTGGCGTCGGCGCAACTGGTGCAACTGGTGCAACTGGTGCAACTGGAGACTGGTCAACGGCACAAGAAGTTGTTTTATTTACGACTGGAAACCTAACTTCATCCAGCGTAGGTAAATTACTTTACAATACAGCCGCATGCACCCTTACTGTAAACAGTTCTACTGGATTCTCAGTCGGTCAACGAGTAGACCTTGCCCGTTTAAGTAGCGCCACCTTCACTGTTGCTCAAGGTTCTGGAGCGACGGTTAACGGAACGCCTGCCCTTACTCTTCGGGCGCAGTACTCAGCCGCTTCTATTATTTGCACAGCCAGCAACGTTTATCTCGTTGTAGGGGACCTTGGTTAATGCCGTCAACTATTGGCATTGTTTCTTCTGGCGCAGTAATAATTGCCCCTGCTTGGACTGACAATACCATCAGTTCAACAATGAATTTAACAATTGCTTATTCTGATGCAGTAACTGCGTCTGGCACCCCTCCACCAACATACTCGGTAACGTCTGGGTCTTTGCCGGCAGGCATTTCTCTTAACTCATCTACGGGTGCGTTAACAGGCACACCAACCTCTCCTTCTTCTTATTCTTTTACAATAACTGCAACGAATGCTGGTGGTTCAGTAAGTCAAGCCTTCTCAATAACAGTCGGCACTGGCATAACTGGAGGAAGTTCATTTATTGACAGCGGCGGTAGGCGCTACCATTTCATGACAGCAAACGGGAACTTAACGAGTGTTCGTAGTTCAGCCACTTCGGTCAATGTGCGCGTACATGCAGGGGGAGGGGCTGGGGGCTCCTCCGTTGGTGGCGGGGGTGGTGCCGGTGGATTGACAGCCGTTGACCAAACCCTTCCCGCTAGTGGTTCTCTTGTTGCGACAATAGGGGGAGGCGGAGCGCGTCAGACTTCTTACTTTGGCGGTCAAGGAGCAAACGGAGTAAATACTGTTGCAACCGTAAATGGTGGCACCTACACGGCAACAGGAGGCGGAGGCGGGGGCTATTATAATGCCAATGCTCCTACCACTGGCTCTTCTGGTGGTTCAGGTGGCGGTGGGTCTAGTGGTGTTAACTTGAATAACTTTTCGGCGGGAGGCTCGGCAACGCAAGGCAACGCTGGCGGCAGTGGTGCAAATCAAACAAACGGCTATTATCTTGCTGGTGGTGGCGGTGGGTTTATTGGAGCAGGAGGAAACGCGGTTTCTGGCGTGAATAGTGGAAACGGTGGCGCAGGAGTTTCTTTTTTGAGTACCTTTTATTGCGGTGGAGGAGGAGGCGGTGGCGACAACATTGCTGGAACCGGGGGAAGTGGCGTTGGCGGAAACGGAACTACCGGGAATACAACCGGGGTAAGTGCTGCTGCGAACACAGCAAGTGGTGGTGGTGGATGCAGGAATGCGTCAGGCGGAGTTGCTTCCGGCGCTGGAGGAAGCGGAATAGTGATTGTGAGTTACGCAATATAATGGCACACTGGGCAGAAATAGATGAAAACAATATAGTTCTACGCGTAACCGTAGGTGACAACAATGACCCCGACGAAGGTTACCAGTGGTTGATGGACAACCTTGGGGGAACATGGGTGCAAACTTCGTACAACAACAACTTCCGTAAACAGTTTGCGGGCATCGGATTTACGTATGACGAAGTGAGTGATGTTTTCATATCCCCTTCTCCGTTCCCTTCATGGTTACTAAGTGAATCATTTGACTGGGAGCCACCATTTCCCAGACCAGATGACGACAATTTCTATTTGTGGGATGAAGAAACATTGTCTTGGGTTAATCCTGTAGAAGCGCAACAAAGCCATGATGGTATGGGATAATTGAAAAATGGATTCTCTCGCTTTTCCAATAAAATTTGACAGTACTGGTATCAAAAAACACCAGGACGGAACAACTGACTACTACTCTCAGTTGCTGTCTATTTGCATGCTCACAGAGCCAGGAACCCACCCGATGACCCCTGGGTTCGGAGCTTTTGACCCTGTTTTTCAAGAGATAGACAAAAACGTGTTTATTCTTAACGCTGCTCAGTTCGTCCCAGAAATTACGATTACAGCTATGGATACAACAGGCGTCGAACAGTCCTCTGGGTTGGCCAAAATTTCAGTAGCTTTTGAAATAGCGGATTAAAGGACAGAACATGCCAGCAGATTTTAGTGAATACGTAGACCTATCAATATTTGACAAGGAACCTGGAGATATCTATAGAGACTCCATAGAGCTTGCTCGTCTTTCCTTGCCTGACTTCAATCTACGTCCGGGAACTCCTGAAGACGCGATGTTTCAGGCTGCTGCATACGTCAGTGCGCTAAACATAAACGCAATCAACAGACTACCAGACAGGCTCATGGCGGGCATTGTTCAAATTCTCGGCTACCAGCGTCAAGAAGCCATTCCCGCAGAAGTAGACGTTGAGGTAACCATAGGTTCTTACGAAGGTGGAAACATTCCTGCTGGAACCGTATTTGTTTACGATTCTACGTTTGAAGACGAATCTGAACAGTACGCATTTCAGACAATATCTGCCACAACGGTTCCTGCAGTTGCAGAGGGCGTAACCACCTATCCGTCGGCAGTAGTAACGGTCCGTTCACTAGAACCCGGAATTATTCCTCCATTAGTGGCAGGAATAGAATTAAGCATAATATCTTCTGGAACAAACATTATTGCAGCCGAGATTGCAACTACAGCAAACTTTGCAAATGGTTTAAATGACGACACCGATGCAGACTATCTATCAAAAGCTTCTACGTATCTTCGTTCACTCAGTTCAGTCCTGGTAACCCCTTCTCAAGTTGACGCCTACCTACTAACAAACTACCCAGCTATTGTATCTAGGGCAAAAACACTGGACTTAACCTACGGGGATGACAGCACCGATGCAGACAAAAATCAAAACCTGACGGTATATCGTCCGGCTGGAGTAATTAAAACTTTTGCAGATGGAACTCTTGCAACGATAGAAACAGAAGCACCTCATCTTTACGTAGTTGGCGATGTTGTCGACTTAGATGTGTTTAACTCATCAGTAAGTGCAACTTTTAATGGCGAATACACAATTACTGGTAGAAGCGACACGACTTTTAGTTTTGCAAAAATAGCAAACTCGGCAAGCACTGTAGTTACAGGTTCAGCATATGCTGGTCAAGATGTGACTGGTTACGTAGCCGTTGTTGCATACGGAAACGGTAGTGAACTAAGCGATATTGAAAAAGGAAACTTAGCTACCGCTCTAAGGGAAAGGTCTATAGGTGGATTGGTTTTAGACGTTATTGACCCAGCATTCGCAACACTAGAAATTACTGGCTCGATAAAACTTAACGAAGAATACGAGCAAGCAGCCCTCATAGAAACGATAGAGGACATTATTGTAGACTATTTAAGTCCACAGTCTTTTTCTTTAAGTTCAGATAGAATAAGACAAACTCAAGTAATTGCCTTGATTAGCAATATTCCTGGCGTTGTTTACGTTGAGTCCTTAACCCTGACCCCGACTGGCACTCAGTGGCTTCCAAAGTATGGAACGGACCTTTTGTTTAGATACAAAAACGCTCTTCCTCTTTTGTCTCTTGATGATATTGATATTACATATGCGTCAATCAACGTTGGAACGTAGCAATGGCCAGCACTTTTAATCTTTTACCAGACAACAACGCACTATTGGTATTCTCCTCACAGCAGGGTGAGTACGTAGGTATATCTTCTCTTTCTTACGACTGGACCGCGTCAAACGCAACTCTTTTTATAACAAGCTCAGAAGCGGTTGTCAATACTAGATACGTTATGCAGTTGGCACCGAGTACTTCGAACGACGTTGTTTTAACTTTAAATAACATTCCTCTTACTCTTTCAGACAATGGACGAGCCATCTCGGCAAATATAAAAATGAAGGCCAACTCCCCGATTAGTATCTCTTCTCTTCTTTATATAGATTCTGCTTCTGCTTCATACGACCCTAACGTTCAGTCCATAAATAGTGGTAAATATTCAGCAATTCATACAAATCAGGCTTCTGTTCCTGACGACGGAAATGCGCACACTGCAACAATGAAGTTTACGATTTCAGGCCAGGGTAGCGCAAACATTTATGCAACACTTCCTCACCTCATACATGAGTTAGGTTTTTATAAAAATCGTTTTGTTGGCCGAGCAAGAACGTTCTTGCCGGATTTTTACTTTGAAGTTGACTCTTCTCAGTTATATCCATCTTTTCCTTTTTTCAGACTTTTAGACATCCTTACCTCGGCAGCTGGGGAAACGTTAGATGAGCACGACAGGATGTACGGGGTTGAACAACAACAACTTCAATCTCCTTCACAGGTAGCTGAATATTGGGCGTCTAGTTCGCTTGTCTCGACTCGCTCTGTGCGCACCGACTACATACCGTGGCTGTCTCAGTTTAATGGTTCGTTAATAAAACAAAATATTTCAAAAACTGACGGAACACTGTTTTTTGACAATCCCAGAATCAAAAGAGATTTTCTTGAATGGCAATTAAGTACTTCGCATTACGGAGCGGCTGCAGGAAGCAGGAATGCCATTCTAGAAGCAGCGCGACAGGTTCTGATAAAGACAAAAGACGGAAACCCTAGCACTTTGTCGGTAGCAGTATTGCCGAGATATCTAGGCGACCCCTTTGCAATCCGAGTTGCAACCCTTGCCAACGAGACGCCGGACGCCGAAGAAGGAGAAGTCAGCTCGCTGGTGACCCAATCGGTTAACTGGGCAAAACCAATGGGCTATTCAATAACTGTGCAAACGTTTGACGAATTTTTCTTTTCGTTTGACGACCCAACGTTGGGTGCACTAGACAATTTCAGGTTTGGTTAAAATGATACACTCATCTATGAGCAATTTAGGAGAAAAATAATGGCTGGCGCAGGAGTAAAACTTTTTTTATCTGGCGAAATAGCTTATGCGGCAGATATAAATCAATATTTAATGGACCAGTCCGTTTCTCTTTTTCTCAACGAAGCAGCACGAAATAGTGCATTCGGAAACGGAATACCGATAACCCAGGCGGGCGGTGATGGAAAGCCCCTGCTGACTGCTGGAAGAATTTGCTTCCTACTGGAAGCTGCAGGTAGCACGGTCGGAAACCCTATTCGAACTATTCAATATTACGACGGTTCAACGTGGGTCGACTCGGGACAGTTCACTGTCCCTGATGGTGCAGTAACGTCGGCCAAACTAAACGCTGGAGTAGCCGGAAGCGGCCTGTCAGGTGGTGCCGGAACTGCACTTGCAGTCAATGTTGATGATTCAACGATTGAAATCAACTCAGACACACTGAGACTTAAAGATGCAGGAATAACATCAGCAAAACTTGCTTCGGCAGTAGCCGGAAGCGGCTTGTCTGGTGGTGCTGGAACTGCGCTTGCGGTCAACGTTGATGGCTCAACTATTGAAATCAACTCAGACACACTGAGAGTTAAAGACTTAGGAATTACGTCAGGAAAACTTGATAACAATCTTACTCTTGCAGGAAATGTTACTGGAAACCCTGCCGCTGGAACAGTCTCAACTGGCACTAGCGGTTTTGGCTATATGGGGCTACCACAAAACGCCACCACGACAGGTGCTTATCGTCTAGTTGCGGCCGATGCTGGAAAACACATCTACTCAACAGCAACTCGCACAATAACCATTCCTGGAAATGCTACTGGTAATACACCTCAAGTTGCTTTTCCAGTTGGGACAACAATCGTTTTTGTTGCTGGTTCTGGCGCAACATTAACTTTATCAATGGATGGAACAACAACAGACACATGTTTACTTGCAGGTCCTGGAACAAGC